GTTGCTACTGCTTTAAATTCTCCACCTCCCTGAGTTGCTCCGATTAACTTTCTAGCTACTCTAGCACTCTCATAAGTATCTACTCCAACATAGAAATTTTTAAAGAAGGCTCCTGAACCTGTTAATAAATTTTCTTTTGTCTGTTTACTAAATCCACTTTTAACTTTTCCCATAATATTACTCCTTTCCGTAATATCTTATTTCAAAGCTCTCATTTATTCTTTGAATTGTCTTATCTTCATCATCAATCCACTTTCTATCTTCATTAGAGTATAAAGTGATTGAATGATTTTCATTTGTTAAAGTATACTTATCCAGTAACTCTTCTACTTTATCTACCATAGTTTCAATATTCCTGGTACTATCGTTTATATCTCTATCCCAGAAATCAATCTCTAAGACCTTAGCTCCGTAGACATCTTTAATTGAATACACAATATATGGGTATGCATCTTTTTGTTTAGCTCGTCTATAAAATACTCTTTCATGTGCTTGTGATAGAATATCTTTGATATCCTTACGTAGTTCTATAGTCTTACTCACCATCAGCACCTCCCTCATATTCATCCTCTTCAATCATTGATAAGGCACTAGCTTCATCTTCCAGTGAACTTAAATACTTTGATTCTATTGAAACTATTTCTGCAATACTCTCGTTTACTGTCTTCTGTAATAATCCATATCTCTGTGATTTACTACTACCTAGCTCCTGAAAGCCTCCATAGAAAGCGTTAGGTTTAATTCCTACTTGTAAGTCACACTCATTTCTCCTTACCCAATACTGAGTATACCTTCCTACATTACCTTTTTTCCTTTTAAACAAGCCATAGTAACCACTCCTAAATTTGTTACAAATAAACTTACCTACATCTCTTAATGCTGCTCTTGTAAGCTCCTCTATAGTATATTGAACTCTATCAACGTTACTTATATACTCAATATTTCCTTTTTTAATTTTAACTACTGACTTAGGAACTGGCATTATTAACAGCTCCTATACAAGTTAATTCTATATTTCC